AGCAGTCGAAGGAGCATTAGGTTCTGGAGGATGTGGTGGATCAGGAAATACACCTCCTGTTAGTCCATCACAAGGAAGTAATGGAGGAACTGGAAGTGGTCCAGGAGGAACTGTAGCTGGAGGAGGTGGTGGAGCCACAGCAGTAGGAGGTAATGCAGTCGCTGGAAGTCCTTATCCTGCTCAGAACGCAGGAGATGGTGGTGATGGAGCACCAAATACAATTTCAGGATCAGATGTATCTTACGCCGGTGGTGGCGGAGGTGGAGCAAGAGGTGGTGGTCCAGGAGCGAATGCTGGAGGAGAAGGTGGAGCAGGCGGTGGTGGACACGGTGGTGAGCCAGGTCCAAAATCACCAGGACCCCCAGGTGAAGCTGGAACAGTCAACACTGGTGGTGGAGGAGGAGGATCAGGTGGTTATGTAGCTGGTGGAGCAGGTGGATCAGGAGTTGTCATCATTAAAGAACCAGAAGCAACTGTAAAAGTAGCACCTGGAATATGGAATCTTAATGAAGTATATGATCAAGTTAAAACAGGAGCATGGAGTTTTTGATAAAAATTGACTATTTAAATTAAATAATTTAATATATAAAGAAGGAAAAATTATGGCACACTTTGCAGAATTAGAATCAAAAACAGACCCAACAGGTTTTACATCAGATACACATTTGGTTGTAAAACAAGTTACAGTTGTAGGAAATGATATTACAACAGCAGCGGGTCCTTTAGGAGAAAATGATAAACATGTGGATGGGGAAACATGGTGTAAAAATTTTTTCAGTAAACCAAATACAAATTTTAAACAAACTTCTTATAATCATAATTTTAGAAAGCAGTATGCAGGAATAGGTTATGTCTATAATGCATCAAAAGATAAGTTTTTATGCCCACAACCTTATGCTTCATGGTCATTAGATGGTAGTGACGATTGGCAAGCACCAATAACATATCCATCGGTTACAAATGATGGTCAAGATCCAGTTGTATGGACTTATAATATTTCATGGAACGAAACAAAATACAAAGCTGACAACGATACAGGTTGGGAAGCAACTAAATCAAACGACGACGCGGAAACCAAAACAGTCTATAATTGGAATGGCTCAGCTTGGGTTTCCGAATAGGAGACTTAAATGCCTAGAACAAACGGCGGTATAATCGGTAAAAAAAATTACACTTCTTTTGGGAAGAATATCGTACAAATAAAAACAGCTGATGGAAATTTAACTGCTACTCAAGCAAACACTAGACTCGTTAATGTTTTAGTTGTTGGTGGAGGTGGATCTGGTGGAAATACTGGTGGACCTTCAAACAATATTGCAGGAGGTGGAGGTGGAGCTGGAGGTGTTTCTGTAGCTTTATCCTATCCTGTTGGTGGATGTGAAACATATCCAGCTACTGTCGGAGCTGGTGGAGCTGCTAGTGGTGGTAATGATAACGTTGGTGGTTGTTCTTCTGTAACAATTAATTGTGTTGCCATACCTGGAAAAGGTGGTGGTAAAGGTGGAGATTATGCTAGTGGAACTGGATCATGCACTGAAGTAGGTGGTAATGGTGGATCAGGTGGTGGTGGATCTGGACCTAACTCTGGAACACCATGTTCCTGTGGAACTGGTGCAGGTGGATCAGCTACTCAACCAGGTTTAACAGCTGTTACAGGAGTTACTTTTTATGGAACTGCAGGAGGAACAGGAGTTCACGTTCCTGGACATGGTGTAGTTGGCGGTGGTGGTGGCGGAGCATCCGCTGCTGGTGGAGCATTAACTCCTACGCCTAGTCCTATTACTGGCTCTCCCATAGCTTGCAAAGTTGCAGGTGCAGGTGGAGGTGGTTTAGATCTTTCGTCTTGTTTTTCTTCTAGTGTTGGAGCATGCGGAGTTGTAGCAGGAGGAGGTGGAGGTGGTGCCCATGCTGATGCTACTCCTAGTGTCAATGGTGGACCAGGAGGTTCAGGTGGAGGTGGAGCAGGTGCTCCTCACTCAAGTCCTCCGAGTTCTGCAGCAGGTTGTGCTAACACTGGTGGTGGCGGTGGTGGCGGTGGTGATGGTACAGCTAATAGTGGTAAATCTGGTGGATCAGGAGTCGTCGTAGTAAAAGAATTAAACAAAGCAAGTGGTGTATGGAATTTAAAAAGTCATTTTAGTGCAATATCATGTGGAACATGGCCCGATGGTACTTCACAATTTTCAGCAGACTATTTAATTATCGCTGGTGGTGGCGGTGGTGGTGGTAAAGGACAAGAAGATGTAGGTGGTGGCGGTGGAGGTGGAGCTGGTGGTTACAGAACTTGTTCAGTAGACCTTGAAACAGGATCTACTTATGCAATTGTAGTTGGAGGTGGTGGAGCTGGAGGTCCTGATTCCCCTGGACCATCTGGTAGTCCAACAAGACAAGGGGTTATAGGAAGCAATTCAAGTTTTAAATGTGTTACTTCAACTGGAGGCGGTCTAGGAGGAAACTCTGGAGGAGGTGGCCCAGGTGCAGGACCAGGAGGATCTGGTGGTGGTGGAGGAGGTAGTCCAGCATGTGGTGCATCAGGAACATGTGGTCAAGGAAATAGTGGTGGTAATAAAGTTAATAATAGAGGTGGTGGCGGTGGTGGTGCTGGTGGTGCTGGTGGAAATGGTAATCCAAATGGTGGTACTGGTGGTGCTGGATCTGCTAGTTCAATTACAGGTTCATCAGTTACAAGAGCTGGAGGTGGTGGCGGCGGTGCTTACACAGGTGCCTCTGGAGGCGCTGGAGGATCTGGTAATCCATCTGGAGCTGGAGGTATGGATGCAGCAGGAGGAGCAGGATGTGCTGCTACAGGTGGTGGCGGTGGAGGTGTTGGAGGCCCTAATACAGGTACCGCTCGTGCAGGTGGAGCTGGTGGTGGAGGAGTTGTAATTGTAAAAGGTCCAAGTGGAGTTACATTTAGTGTTACACCATGTACTAATGCAACATCGACAACTCCAGGTGGATGTAAAGTGGCTACTTTCACTGTTAATGGTTGTTTATCTGTATCATAATTGATCTAGATCAAATCTTTTTATCTCTCTTTACTTTAAAATTTATTTAGGTTATAAGTTTTTTATAAAGACATGAATTTAACAAATTATTATTGGTATTTTAAATCAGTGATTCCAGAGCGTATTTGTGATGATATTGTTCGCTATGGAAAATCATTACAAGATCAAATGGCTGTAACTGGCGGATATGGCGATAGGCCATTAAATCAAAAACAACTTAAGGATATGAAAAAGAAAAGAGATTCAGATGTCGTTTGGATGAATGATACGTGGATATATAAAGAAATACATCCATATGTTCATCAAGCTAATGCTAATGCCGGTTGGAATTTTCAATGGGATAGATCAGAGTCTTGTCAATTTACAAAATATAATAAAGGTCAATACTATGATTGGCATTGTGATGGTTGGGATAGACCTTACATGAAAGAAGGTAATGACCCATCAAACGGTAAGATAAGAAAATTATCCGTAACAGTTTCTTTATCAGAAGGTGGTAAAGATTACACAGGCGGTGAGTTAGAATTTGATTTTAGAAACTTAGACCCAGATAAAAAATCCAATATTAGAAAATGCACAGAAATATTACCTAAAGGATCTTTAGTTGTATTTCCTGGTTTTGTATGGCATAGAGTATGTCCAGTTAAAAAAGGATCTAGATATAGTTTGGTCGTTTGGAATTTAGGATGGCCATATAAATAGGAGTGGTATGAAAAAAAAGAAAGTTAAAAAAACAAAAAAACATTTTGATAAAATTTCATGTGGAAGTGCTAAAACATTTCCTAAAATTTTAGAACGAGAAGATCTTTTTAAATGCCCTATATGGTTTGCCGATGAGCCAGCGTTTGTAGATGATTTAAACAAAGCTTCTGATTCTTATATTGAAATAGCAAAGAAAAATTTAAAAAAAGATATTGATAAAAGAAATAAAAAGTTTGGGGATAAAGGAGATATGGGAAATGTATTTCATTCAACAAGTTTAATAGGAGACCCTAATTTTTTACAATTACAAAATTATATAGGAGCAACAACCCATAATCTATTAGGTGAAATGGGTTTCGATATGACAAATTATCGAGTATATACAATGGAATTATGGGTACAAGAATTTGCTAAAAACGGTGGAGGACACCATACCTTACATACCCATTGGAATGGTCATATATCAGGTTTTTATTTTTTAAAAGCTAGTGAAGCCACATCTAAGCCTATGTTCGAAGATCCAAGACCAGGGAACGTTATGAATCTTTTACCAGAAAAAGATAAATCAAAAGTCACCTATGCAAGCTCTCAAGTTAATTATGATGTTAAACCCGGAAAAATGATGTTTTTCCCCTCTTACATGCCTCATCAATATATAGTAGATATGGGTTATGAACCATTTAGATTTATACATTTTAATTGTCAGGCAATTCCTAAAGGAGTTTTAAATGTCAAAAGTTAATGAAGATATGAAAAAAGCAGTTATTAAAACTATATTAGAAACCAATACTTTAAAAAATAAACCAAATTTTATAGATAATTTTATAAAATCTAAAATGCAATTGAAAGGAAAAAATGTCATCAAAAAAATCGGCGTTCCAAAAAAATAAGTATAGTATTTTAAAAAAAGCTATATCTAAAGAATTAGCAGATT